CCGCCGACGTCCACAACCTCGCACTCGCTCGGCAGCACCGGGAAGAACCCGCTGACCTCGCCGTATTCGTCCAGCGTCGGAACGACGAACAGGTTGTTCTGCGTGGAATAGATGTTCCAGCTGCGCTCCATGAACTGGCTCCACGTCATCCACGGGTTCGGTGCGGACTTTGTCGCCGTGTACAGCTTCATCCGCGCCGTGCCCAGCATGCTGTAGCTCAGCTTTGAAGCGTGCCGGGCCCCCGCGTCAATCGCTGCCCGGACCAGTTCGCTTTCGTAGATCTGCCCGCCCCACGTCCGGAAGACCGGCTGGTAAGCCGTCAGCGTCTGGTATGCTACACTCTGCGGCTCCGTCTTCTTCCGTCCGAAGATCGCGTCTAACAGTCCCATCGTTTTCACCTCTTGTTGCTCAGTTGGCCGGCCAGCTCTTCATAATAGTTATGCCTCATGCAGATCGCGTCGCTCAGCGCCGCCATGCCGTCGATGTGTGCCTTCTGACTCATCTTGATCAGCCGGCGCCGGTTGGTGCCTTCCTCAAACTTCAGCGCAGCGTCCAGCATGTGGATCTTCATCAGGTCTTGATCCCGGATGCACCGGAGCCTTCCGTCCTTGATCATGCCTTCCATGTCGATCAGGACGCCTGTCAGGTTGCTGCCCTGGCTTACGCTTTCCATGTCGTAGCCGTCCGCCTGCATATCCTGCACCAGGTACGCCGCGCTGTACCGGTCATATCCGACCTTCAGCGGCAGGATTTCGTAATCCCTGTACAACATGTTGAACCAGTCATGTACCGCGTGGTAATCAACCGTATTTTCCCCGCAGACCGTCAGCAACCCGCGCTGCCGGTAAATGTCATACGGCAGCCCGTCCCGCGCAGTAGCCTCTTTTACCTTGTCTTCCGGCATAAAGAACTGCACGTCAAACCAGCTGATGCCGTCCTTCTCGATCACAATCACCGCGGCCGTAAGGTCCACCGCCAGGGAAAGGTCAATCCCCGCCAGCGCGTAGGAGTGCCGGAAGTCTTCCATCTTCCGGATCTCCCCGAAACACTTCTTCACGTCCTGGGCGGTCAGCCATGCCTGGCTGCTGTTCTGCTTGATGTTGCAATATTTAGTAAGAAACTCGCTCTTCTTGCTAAGCGAGCCCTCCGCGATCCGGATCTCCTCCAGCATGTAGTCCACACTGACGGATACACCCAGATTCGGAAGGCTCTTTTTGAGCTCGTTGATGTCGTTCCATTTGTCGACATCGTCGATCATATACAAAAACGGAGCCAGCCGTGTTTCCTTGCTGGTTCCGTTCAGTACCGCGGTAGCTCTCTTCAGGATCTCGTCATACAGGCCGCCGTCTACAAAGTTAGCAGTAGAGATGTACCATAGCAGCGGCTCTTCCCGTGCGCCCTGGGAACTCTTGACGACCTCTGCCTGGCGTAACCCGGCTTCGCCTTCCCACGCCCCGAACTCGTCACAAATGCCCATCGAAATGTTCAGGCCGTCAGAACGTTTCGCGCTGAAGGCGAGAGGCTGGGCGGAGGAATTGTTTTTTTCGATGTACAGATCAGTCCGCCGGCGCTTCGTCATCTTGTCCATCATCGGCTCCTTGCGGATCGTCTGATAAATAGCCTCATAACAAAGCCGGCTCTGCTCCAGCTTCGGGGCGCACACGTACACCCTTGACCCGTAGCCACCATCCTTAAACAGGTGATGGCACCCGAGGGCTCCCATCAGCGCGGTCTTGCCTTGCTTCCGTCCCTCCAGTAGCACGATCTCCCGGAACTGTCGCTTGTCGTTCTCGTCCACAATGCCATACACGACGCTTAGGATCGCCTTTTGCCACAGTTCCAGTTTGATCAGTCCAGGCGCCAGCGGCCCTTCGTGGTGGTGGCAGTACCGCTCGACGAAGTTGATGACCTCGTTGGCTTTCTTCTGGTTGAAGAAATACTTCTTTTCCTGCAGGCCGTGAACGATCTGCTCAAACTCCATCCGGATCCATTTGCCGGCGGTGATCGATCCGTCGCAGATCTTCTGGTAATACGTCAGAATGTAGTCAGTCGCAGTTGAATCCATCGTCCTCTTCCACCGGCTTTTTGCCCAGTTTCACGATGATGTCCAGGATTGTTCCGGCTGTCCTGTTCGCAGCATCCGAGTGCTTCGGCAATTCCTTCACCAGCGGCGCCGCGTAATCGTTCGCCTCACCCTTCAGGTAGGTTTTCTGCGTTGTCAGGTCGCCTTCTTCGATGCCTTCCTTCAGCATCTTGATCACACGCTGCTGCAAATCGTACTGTTCGGCGGCAGCGAGGAACAGGGCGTTCTTATCGACGCCGTAGCTCTTCGCCATTTTCAGCAATTCCGCGTAAGTCGTCTTTTTTCGCGCCATGTCCTCACCTCCTTAAAAAAAATCCTGCGAAATCACATCCAGTTTTTCCTAACCCCGCCCCCGAGCTGAGCGCCCTCCCGCGCTGAGCGGATAATAGGGGGGCTTAGAGGATCACATGACCCATCTCATCAGCACGCCACCGCGTCCGGCTGTGCTCTTCCATGTGGCAGTTCTTGCAGAGAAGTTCAAGGTTGTCCCAGTTCAGCGCGACTGCCGGATCGTTGATGTTCTCCGGCGTCAGCCTGATCTTGTGGTGCACCTCTTCGCCTGGCGTGATCAGTCCTTTTGACCAGCACCGCTCACACAGGCCGCCCTTGCTCTGCTTGTATGCCCTCGCGCACTTGATCCAAGGCCATGACATATAGAACGCGTGCGCGAAACGTGGCTCCTGTTCGCGTAGGCTCATCGGTTCCCACCTCGACCACTTGCGTTCATGATGAACCTCCCGCCGGCAGCTGAGGAGTGGCAGCGCCGGCCCCCGCAGTATCAGGCGCAAACGAAAACACCCGAGGCCATTGTCCAACCTCGGGTGCTACTTTTCACGGTGCGACCGTAACATATATAGTCTGCACATTCAATAACATTTGTCACATGGATTTGCTTTTTTCCCCGTCAGCACAGAACCAATCGTCAGGCTCTGAATACATTCCGTCACCCCCAACGTAAACGGGGCAAGCGTATGTCCCTCTTCGTTTGCAATCCTTGCACCGTACTATCTGCGGTTGTCCTTCCAATAGAGCAATGGCATCCGCAAGTATTTCTGTCCCAAACTCATTGGCTTTCTCTATAAATTCATGTGAACATGCATAGCATTGATTCTCATGCATAGCGTCGTATAATGCAGTCAGTCCATCTATTATTTTTTTTTGTGTTCTTTCCATATTTACCACCTCCCCGATACTGCCTATTGTATCATATCCCGTCAATATACGCCGTCCTTAACCTGTTCACATGCTGCCGGCTGAGATCCACATGCTCGCCGATCCGTTCATCCGACCATCCCAGCGCGTAATAATCCCGGATGATGATCTGCAGACGCCGGTCCGGGATCTCGTCCATGATCCGCTCGAACTCCTCCAGCAGCGGCCGGAGCTCCCGGCAGCGTTCCTCGATCTTGTCCAGGACGTCGTCCGTATCCTCTCGCTGCAGGATCGCCGCTTCCGGGTCATTCGTTCCGCGCGGCATCCCCGTCAGCTGCACGCCTCGCAACGGTCGAGGCCCACCGATGAACTGGTTCAGAAACTTTGACTGCCGCTCCAGCGTGTCGATCTCAATCACAAGCATCCTATAGCTTTCCAGCAGCTCGCGCTTTGTCATCAGCCACCGCCTCCGTTCTTGTGCCGTTCCGTCTGACTTCCCGGCCGCATGTAGTCGTAATAGTACATCAGCCTGTCCAGCTTATAGCACCTCGGATACCTCGCCAGGATATCGTTCATAAAGTTCTCGTCGCTGGTGAACTCGATCGGCGGGAAGCGGGTGTTCCCGATAAACTCCCGCCGGAATGCCTTTGTCCACACGGCGATATTCATCCGGTTCGCCTGGTTAACGTAGTAGCCAACGCCCTTCCAGAGAAAGTCAAAAACGATCAGATCCACTTCATTGTTAAGCCGTTTGATCAGTTTATAGATCTCAGTCATCACATACTCATGGATCCACCAGTCGTCATGATCCAGGAACAGGATCCACTCGCCGGCAGCTGCGTCGATGCCTGCGTTCCTGGCAAGGCCGTCCATGCCGCAATGTGTTGTGATCACACGGTCAGCATATCCGAGCGCAACCTTAGCGGTATTGTCCGTGCAGTTATCGCAGACAACGATCAGCTCATAATCCTCAAATTTCTGCATCTTCACAGAGTGAAGGCATTTCGCCAGGAATCCTTCCGCATTGTGTGCCGGCACGATAACAGAGAAAAACGGCTTGCTCATTCTTCCCACCCCCTGTGAAACTCAACCAG